GTAGCAAAATCTGGTTCTTTAGATATGAAACGTGTTTGGGCATATACACTCAGTGATGATATTTTCAAACGTGTTACTATTCTACCACAAGGTAAGAATCATGGAATGATGTTCTTATTGGATTGGTCTGGTTCTATGGATGGCGTTCTTGATGATACAATGAAACAAGTTATCAACTTGGCTATGTTCTGTGCTAGAATTAATATTCCGTATCGTGTTCTTGCTTTTACTTCTCAGTATATGGATCGTAAATATCCACCACAAGAAGATCGTATGAAAGAACGTGCTTGGCATGAAGCTAAACGTGTGCGTAATGAAGGTAAGAATATTCTTAATAATGCAAATAATAATTTCCATTTAATTGAGTTATTCTCCAACAAAATGAGCACTAGTGAATTTCACTCTATGGCAAAACGTGTTTTAAATACACGTCGCTTCCAGTGGAATGATGGATATAATACTGGTGGTACTCCTCTTAATGAAGCATTGGCGTGGACTTACTTAAATATTGACAAGTATATCAAACAGAACTCAATTGAGAAATTGACTCTTATTACTTTGACTGATGGTGCTGGTGGACCTTTGTATTCTTCTGGTGGTCTTGAAGAACAGAAATATGAATATGGAGCAGATGGTCTTACTAAGAAAGTTAAACAAAAACATTTTATTCGTGATAGTATTACTCAGAAGACATATGAAGTATCTCGTTACGCTAATGTTCAAACTGAAACATATTTACGTATGATTAAAGATCGTCACAATATTACAATCGTTGGATTCTATATCTGTGCAAATCGCAGACGTGATCTTCAGTGTGCATTAAACGACAATCTTCCAGGTTACAGGGGTAATGCAACTTACCAGATTGAATCTTGGAGAAAAGATTTCCGCGATCAAGGGTTTACTTCAATTAAAAATACTGGTCGTGACGATTTGTTCTTAATTCCTCAAAGTTCAACAAAGATTGAAGAGGGTGAGTTAGATGTAAAAGCTGATGCCAACGCAAAAGTTATTGCAAAGAATTTTAGTAAATTCCTGAATGTTAAGAAGACTTCTCGAGTTCTCCTTAATCGTTTCGTGGGCTACGTTGCGTAAGTTGTTGTTTTTAAAGGGGAATTTTAATCCCCTTATTTTTGTAAGGTTATACAAAATATCGCTTTACTTTAATGCATCTTTGGCGTATAATAGTTGTATAAGTTGGTTAAATATGATGATTTTTTTGAAAGTGAGTATATGATGGCTAAGATTGACCCTGCGTTTCAGACTGAGTTTGAGACGAAATTGTTTGAATTGTTCCCAGACGCAAAGACTGAAGGTATGGTTCAAAATTCGCAATTGCTTGAAACAATGCGTGTTCTAAACACCAAAACATCACCCAAGTGGTTGATGGTAAATAAAGTAAGTCGTGGTTTGTATGCGATAGATGGTAGTAAACCCATGATCGTTGGCAATACTGCTTTGAAACCCCAACCAAAGATTGAATCGTTTACAGTGGATTATACCAATACTACTTCATTGATCCCTGCTAAGGATCCGAACTTTGTTCCATTCGGTAACTATGCTGACTTGGAAAATATCATTAAGGCGAAGATTTTCTATCCAGCCTATATCTCTGGTCCAACTGGCAATGGTAAATCCACAATGATCGAACAGATTTGTGCTAAACACAAACGTCCATTGATTCGTGTAAACTTAAATATGATGACCGATGAGGAACAACTTATCGGTACGAAAACCCTTGAAGATGGCAACGTGCTTATCGTTGAAGGACCAGTTCTTATCGCTATGCGTACTGGTTGTACTTTGTTACTAGATGAGATTGATGCTGGCTCAGCAAATACTTTGCTTTGTTTACAACCAATCCTTGAGGGTAAACCATATTACTTTAAACTCAAGAATGAGATGATCGTTCCTGCACCTGGATTTAATATTTTCGCTACTGCAAATACTAAGGGTAAGGGTTCAGATGATGGTCGTTACATCGGTACGAATGTCTTGAATGAAGCATTCTTGGAACGATTCGCTGTGACCTTTGAACAGGATTATCCTAATGCAAAGATCGAGCAAAAGATTATTGAGAATCTGATGGACTCATATGGTTGCGTAGACCAAGAGTTCGCTGAGACATTGGTGAAGTGGGCGGATGCTATTCGTCGTACGTTTGCTGATGGTGGTGTGGATGAAACTATTACGACTCGTCGTATGATTCATATTGTTCGTGCTTATGCAATCTTTAAAAAACGTGAGAAAGCAGTGGAACTTTGCTGCAATCGTTTTGACACTGCAACAAAGAATGCATTTATTGATCTATATGATAAAGTTGCAAATCCTGCACCAGAGGTTCCTGCAACACCTGAAGTTGCTGCAACACCTACAAGCGATGAAGTACCATTTTAAATTTGCTTTGCAGGTTAAATCGTAGTATAATAATATTTGAAATTGAAAAAGGAATTTGATTATGTTGAAATTTGTTGATCTGAGCATGGCTCAAAAGAAATGTGTTGTTGCTTTGATTGAAGCTCAACCTTCTCTTAAAAAAACTGGCAAGATCTCTCTGAAAGAAGTTGTTGCCATTACTCAAGATTTAGCATCTAGACGTTCTGCAGGTGCTCCAAAGATTGGTTATCCTAACTGGTTGTTTAAGACTAATAAAGTAGAGCGTGGTTTGTATCAATTGCCAGTTCCAACTGAAACTGAACTTTCCAATTATGTGAAAGATCTAAACAATAAACCTGCTTCTGGCAAGATTGTAAAGAATAAAAAAGTAGTAAAAGTAGTTAAGAAAACTACTGCTACTGATCTTTCTGAGACCACTCGTCTTGAAAAGATTATTAATGATTCTGTTGAAGTTGACGAAGATGTTGAAGACTTCAATCAGATTCTACGTGAGAACGGCATCGAAGTCTAATCACGGATTTGTTACCAGAGGGGTAAATGCCATCTCCTCTCTGGCTTTTTATTTTATGATGGTTTAATTATGGAGTTTATATTACATGTCTAAACAAAATCTTTTGTTGAAGCACCTTTCTGCTGGTAAAGCATTTACTGCTAAGCAAATCCAAGCATCTTTTGGTATTGCACACCCAGCTTCTTCAATCCGTAACTTGCGTGAGCAAGGCTACTGTGTTTACTCAAACCCAGCTGTTGTAAATGGCGCAGAAGTTGTTAAATACCGTATCGGTAAACCAACTCGTGCTATGGTTGCTCTTGCAAACCAAGTTGCTGGTTCTTCTGTATTTACTCGTACAGCGTAATTAAGTGAGTTATGAATGGGCATTCTTCGGAGTGCTCATTTGTGCATTCATTTGGAGAAGATAATGTCAAAAGTAAAAATTCAAGATGCTCCATTTACTGGACAGTTTTCAAAGCAACAGATTCAAGATGCTATTAAAGAATCGCAGAATGCCACCACAGGTGGTCGTAAATTTGATGGTGGTAAACTACAATATGGTTTACTACCACCATTAGCATTGAAAGCAACTGTAGAAATTCTAACATTTGGCGCAGAGAAATATGAGCCAGATAATTGGAAGAATGTTCCTGACTCAAAACGTAGATACTTTGACGCAATGCAAAGACATCTTTGGGCATGGAAAGAAGGAGAGCAAAACGATCCTGAGACTGGAAAGAATCACTTGGCGCACGCAATGTGTTGCTTAATGTTTTTGTATGAACACGATGTAAAGTATTCTGTTAAAAAATAAATTTGACAAATATAGTGAAATGGGGTATAATGTATTATACATATTATTATGTTAATTGAAAAAGGAAATCTGAATGAAACTATCTAAAGAAACTGTAGGTCTAATTAAGAACTTTGCTGGTATTAATAGCAATCTACTTTTGAAGTCTGGTAATAAACTAGCCACTATCTCGGCTCAAAAGAACGTAATGGCTGATGCAGTTGTTACTGAAACATTCCCCGACTTTGGCATCTATGACCTCAATGAGTTCCTAGGTGCTATGTCTTTATTTGAAGATCCAGAATTGACATTTAATGACAAATGGGTTACTATTGAGCAAGGTGGAAATAGCATTAAGTATTTCGCAGCAGAAGCGAGTGTATTAACTGCACCACAGAAAGCAATTACCTTCCCAGATCCAGAAATCGAATTTAATATGAGCGCAAATATGCTTAGTATGATTCAACGCACTGCTTCTGTATTGCGTTCTTCTGACGTATCAATCGTTGGTGATGGCTCAACTATGAGTGTAGTTGTTGGTGATAAAAAGAATGCCACTGGTAACTCTTATAACGCTACTGTTGGTACAAGTGATAAGAAGTTTAAAGTTAATCTAAAGGTAGAAAACCTAAAGATGATTCCAGGAGATTATTCTGTTAGTGTATCTAGTAAGAAAATCTCTCGTTTCAAAGGTGCTGGTGATTTAGTTTATTATGTAGCAGTTGAGGCAGATTCTACATTCGAATTTTAATTGAAAGATTTATATTATGATTGATTTTCGTGATGACCAATTTCTGTGGGTAGAAAAATATCGCCCACAGAAAATAGATGATTGTGTTCTTCCTGAATCTTTGAAAGATACATTCAAGCAGTATATCGAACAAGGAGAACTACCCCACTTCCTACTTTCTGGAACAGCTGGTGTGGGTAAAACTACTGTAGCAAAAGCGCTATGTAATGAAATCGGTGCTGAGTACATTATGATTAACGGATCAGAGGAATCAGGTATTGATACTTTGAGAACTAAGATTAAAGGGTTTGCTTCAACAGTATCTCTTACTGACTCACCAAAAATTGTTATTATTGATGAAGCAGATTATCTTCAAGCCAATTCTACTCAGCCAGCCCTACGTAGTTTCATTGAAGAGTTCTCTGCTAATTGTCGTTTTATCTTTACATGTAACTTTAAGAATCGTATCTTAGAAGCGATTCATTCTCGTTGTGCATGTATTGATTTTAAAATTGATACTAAAGATAAACAGATTCTCCTTGGTCTATTCTTCAAACGTGCTACGCAGATTCTTAAACAAGAGAATGTAGAATTTGATCAGAAGGTAGTTGCTGAACTTATTACAAAACACTTTCCAGATTACCGTAGGGTTTTAAATGAACTTCAGCGATACTCTGTTTCTGGTAAGATTGATTCTGGTATCCTAGTTAATATGAGTGAAGAATCTTTTAAAGACTTAATTAAGTTATTAAAAGATAAGGACTTCACTAATGTTCGTAAATGGGTCGGAAAGAATTCTGATTCTGATACAGTAGCGTTATTTCGAGAATTATATGATGCATCAGTAACCTATATGGTAGCTGAAAGTATTCCTCAGCTTGTTTTAATTCTAGCCGATTATCAATATAAAGCAGCATTCGTAGCTGATCATGAATTAAATATCATGGCAGCATTGACTGAGGTAATGGCTAATTGTAAATTTAAGTGAGAATATTATGACAATATATGATTATTTGTTATGGGTTGTTATTTGGATTATGGGTGCTGTTTACGGATGGTATGCTAGAGAACGTCAAGCCAAAAGAACCATAGATATGTTCTTTAATCAAGTTGAAGAAACTATTGATGCATCGGTTTTAAAAATTAATATCGAGAAACATGGTCCAATGTTTTATGTTTACGATAAAGAAACCAATGATTTCATGGCACAAGGAAATACTGTAGAAGAGTTGGAATCTAATCTTGCAAAAAGATATCCAGATAAAAGATTTGCTGCAGATAAAGATAATCTCAGGATTCTTAAATGAGTCCTTTCGATTTTTTAAATGCGATAAATACTACCAAAGAAAATTTATTTGAAACAAATCAGCAAGCAGGTAAAGATTATAAACCTTTCCTTATAAATAGAGGGTTATCATATTTCCCCGATACTATCTTTTATGCTAATCAGATGAATCAATATGCTGGTTTAGATAAAGATATGCAGTTTTTCTTTTTCCTAAATATTATTTCAAGGAAGAAGAGGTTTAGTAAGTGGTCCAAAAAGGATGCTGAAACTGAATCTCTTGAGCTTGTTAAAGAGTATTATGGGTATTCAAGTGAGAAAGCGACAGAAGCACTAAAAGTTTTGTCCGAAGAGAACTTGATTATGATAAAAGAGAAACTATATAAAGGTGGAAAATCATGACTGTTGAAATGATTTATTACGACTGGACGCCAGAGTCCATGCTTGAGGTGGTTTTACCTGAACCTGATAACTTCCTAAAGGTTCGTGAAACATTGACTCGCATTGGCATTGCTTCTAGGAAAGAAAATACATTGTATCAATCTTGCCATATTTTGCATAAGCAAGGTAGGTATTTTATCGTTCACTTCAAAGAACTATTTGCTTTGGACGGTAAAGAATCAAATATCACTTCAGGTGATATTGAGCGTAGAAATGCTATTGCTGGTTTGCTTCAGGATTGGGATCTATTAAAGATACTAAATAATTCTCAAGCAGATCAGAAAGCATCTCTTTCGCAAATTAAGGTCGTATCTTTTAAAGAGAAAGACCAGTGGGAATTAGTACCGAAATATAACATAGGAAAAAAATCAAAATGATTAAACTTGAACTTGAAATTAATGAAGTAAATATGATTCTTACTGTATTGGGTAAACATCCTTTCGAGGAAGTTGCTGCGTTGGTTGTTAAAATTAAAAACCAAGGCGATCCACAAGCGCAAGCAATTGCTGATGCTAAAGCTGCGGCAACACCAGCTGTATAAGAATTCACCTTAGGACCGCTAAGTTACGAATCGCATAAAGCTGGTAGTGCGTTAAGCTACCGCTGGAAACAGTAACCAGCAAAAACGACATGCCTTCGGGGTGTCAATTTTAATTTAACTCGCTTAATAGGAGAAACACAATGGGAAATAATTTTCCAACATTATCATTATTTGGTCCAGGATTTAAGGACTTCGACAAATTCTTTGTCGGTTTTGAAGATCACGCAAAACAACTACAGTCTTTGCATGCTGAT